CAACCAAGGAAGAAAAATTGTATGGGATGGAATGACAAGGGATGGCAGAAGTTTCTTAGAACACTTTCCAAAAGAATTATGGGCAAATGTCAACAATACAGACATGAGGTTAGAACTTAAAAATGGATCAATTTACCAAGTTGTTGGAACGGATAACGTTGACCGCTTGGTGGGATCAAACCCCATTGGAGTTGTGTTCTCAGAATACAGTCTTCAGGACCCACGTGCCTGGGATCTCGTTCGTCCCATCTTGGCAGAGAATGGAGGATGGGCGATGTTTATTTATACCGCGAGAGGTAGAAATCACGGATATGACCTTTTTAATATGGCTAGTAGAAATGACAAATGGTACTGCCAAAAATTAAGTGTTGATGATACAAGTGTCTTATCACAAGAAGCTATAGACGAGGAAAGAGAAGCTGGTATGCCAGAAGAGCTAATCCAGCAAGAGTTTTATTGTAGCTTTGATGCTCCATTAGTAGGTTCTTATTATGGTAGTTTAATGGCTAAAGCATTAGCTGAAGAAAGAATTAAAAATGTACCATACGATCCACTTTTAGAGGTCCATACATCATGGGACTTAGGAATGGGTGATTCTACAGCTATTATATGGTTCCAACAGTTTGGTAATGAATATCGGATAATTGATTACTATGAGAACCAGGGAGAAGGAATTCCTCATTACATTAAAGTTGTAAGAGAAAAAGATTATATATATGGTAGACATATAGCTCCTCATGACATCAGAGTCAGAGAGATGGGGACTGGAAAGTCTAGATATGAGGTTGCTAGAGACCTAGGAATACGCTTCGACGTTTGTCCGAATATACAAGTAGACGACGGTATAGAAGCGGTAAGAAGTATAATTCCAAGGTGTTATTTTGACGAAAAAAAGTGTACTATACTAGTTGAGGCTTTGCGGCAATACCGAAAAGACTACGACGAGAAGAACAAGGTTTACAAAAATAGACCGTTGCACGACTGGTCAAGTCACGGTGCTGACGCATTTAGATACCTTGCATTGGGAACAAGGGATAAAAATAAAAATAGGCAAAGTCTCCCAAACTTTGCTGATAGTAATTATAACGTGTTAGGAGGATAGCTATGGGCGGCGCAGTAAAAAAGATTTTTAGTTCACCTAAGCCACCACCACCTCCGCCACCACCGGCAGCACCAAAGGCAGTTGCGGCTGCTCCTGCAGGTACAGCGGCGAGGAAAAATCTTCGAAGTAAATATAGTAGAAAAAGTACTATATTAACTGGAGGACAAGGTGTGGAAGACGAAGCTGAGATAGTAAAGAAAACATTATTAGGAGCATAACTTGGAAGACTTAGTAACAAGAATTATTACGAAACAAGAGTCATTAAAAAGTTATCGTACTCCGTGGGAAAATCTCTGGCAAGATTGTGGGGAATATGTCAACCCTAATAGAGGTGACTTTTCTACAATTAGATACAGAGCTGATACTGCAAGGTATGATAAAATTTATGACACGACAGCACCATTAGCTAACGAAAACTTAGCAAGTGGGTTACATGGGTTTTTAACTTCTCCTTCGCAACGTTGGTTTAGCTTATCTACTTTTGATGATGAAATAAATGAAGAGTATCAAGTAAAAGAATGGCTAAACAAAACAACTAATATATTATATGATAGAGTCTTCAATATACCTGAAAGTAATTTTAACTCACAAGCACATGAACTTTATTTAGATTTAGGTTCCTTTGGTACTGCTGTCATGATGGTGCAAGACAATCCTGGCAGTGGTATTTCTTTTAGAACATTTCATTTAGCTGATTGTTATATACAAGAAAATGATAGTGGATTTGTAGATACATTATACAGAAGATATAAAAGAACAGGTAGACAACTAATGGAAAGATTTGGTGATGCTGTTCCTGAAAAAATTATAAAAATTTCACAAAAAGACCCATACAGAGAATTTGAAGTTATTCATGCAGTAGAGCCATCAGAAACTTATGGAGACCCTATAAAGAAACCTACTAAAAAGGCTTTTAAATCTTGTTATGTATTGCTTGAAGAAAAAACTTTATTAGAAGAGGGAGGCTTTGACGAGTTTCCTTACATGGTACCTAGATGGTCTAAAGTTGCAGGTGAAATATATGGTAGATCACCATCTATGACATCTTTACCAGATATTAAAATGGTAAATGCAATGATGAAAACTATAATCAAAGCTGCACAAAAAATTACTGATCCTCCCTTACTGGTGCCTGACGATGGATTTATATTACCTGTAAGAACTGTGCCAGGTGGTCTTAATTTCTATCGATCAGGTACTCAGGACAGAATAGAGCCATTAGAAACAAGAGGCAGACCTGATATAGGATTTGATTTATTAAATAATAGAAGAGAACATATTAAAGCTGCGTTTCATGTTGATTGGATGCAAATGCCTGATCAAAAAGGTTCCCCTAATATGACAGCTACTGAAGTTGTAGCTAGACAAGAAGAAAAGATGAGACTTATGGGACCAATGATTGGTAGATTACAAGTAGAATTTTTAGGACCATTAATTGATAGAGTATTTAAAATCATGATGAGAAAGAAACAAATACCACAACCACCAGGTATTCTTGAGGGTCAAGAGATGAAAATATTATATACATCTCCATTAGCAAGAGCTCAAAAATCAGGTCAATTAATGACTATAACAAGATTATTTGAAAGCATGGTACCATTATTTCAAGCTAAGCCAGACTTACTTGATAACATGAATACTGATGAGACATTTAGATATTTCCACCATTTACTAGATGCTCCTGCTAAAATATTAAATCCTGAAGAGAAAGTACAAGAAGAAAGACAGCAAAGACAAGAACAACAGGAACAAATGATGCAAGCTGAGCAAGCTAAAATGGAAAGTGAATCAGCTAAGAATATTAGCGAAGCTCAAGCTAAGAAAAGAGAGGGAGTAGTTGGCTAAAGATAAAAAGCTTAGTTTAGAGAAAATAAACGAGCACTATAAAAAAGTTTTTGAAACAAAAGATGGTCAAATAGTTTTAGATCATCTTTGTAAAACAGGATTCATCTTTGAAAGTACTTACGTTCAAGGTGATTCGCATGGTACAGCTCATAACGAAGGTATGAGACGTATCGTTGTGTCTATACTCAAGTTTCTTAATAAGAAACCTGAGGACTTTAAAAACATGATCAACCAGGAGGCAATAAATGAGTGATCAAGAACAAACTGGGTCCGTATTAACGGGTAGCTCGGACGCTCCAGCTACAGATGCGCAAGCACCTGCAGATTGGAAATCTGGGCTTCCTGAAGATATACGAAATGACCCTTCGATAGCTGACATAAAAGATGTTGGCGCAATGGCTAAAAGTTATATTAATGGCCAAAAGCTAATTGGTAAAAATAGAATATCTTTACCAGGAGAAGGTGCTACTGATGAAGAAATCAGTGCCTTTCATAGTCAATTAGGAAGACCTGAAAAATCAAATCTATATGATTTTGGTGAAAGACCAGCGTTACCTGATGGACTAGAATATGATGAGGGCTTTGAAACTGCTTATAAAGATTTAGCTTTTAAAGCAGGATTAAATCCTCAACAAGCTAAGGCTATATATGACGGTTACCATGAATATATACAAAGTAAATCAACTCTTGAGGGAGAAAATACTACAGCACAATCAGCTGCTTGGGTAGAATCTCTTAAAAAAGAGTTTGGTAAAGCTTATAATGAACGAGTAGAGCTAGCTTCTAGAGCTGTAGATACTTACGGCGATGGAGATCTAAAAGAATGGTTAGATAACTCTGGGATGGGTAATAGTCCTATGATGGTTAAACTATTTGCTAAGATCGGCGAGGGTATCGCTGAGGGCAGATCTGACTCTGTTCAAGATAGAGGTTTCATAATGACCCCTGATCAAGCTAAGCAAGAAATTGCTAGGTATAACAGGGATCAGACATTTATGTCGGCTTATCAAAACGGAGATAATCCTGGGCATGCTGAAGCAGTGAAAAAAATGGATTCGCTGTTTAAATTAGCATACCCTGATGAAACTCCGATTAATCCGGCGTAAATAATTATGTACGAAATTATCTACTAGTTATATAGTAGATAGTGATGGGTAGCCGAAAGGTCCATCCGTCGACAGTACCCACAGACGTAAACAAGGGGAGAAAATGTCTAAGGTTATACTTGGGTAGCGTTTTCGATTAACTATAAAACAATGACTAACGGAGGCAAAATCGTATGTCAACTCAAATAACAACTGCTTTTGTACAGCAGTACAGAGCTAATGTTGAGCACCTTTTACAACAAAAAGGTTCAAAACTTAGACCTTTTGTACGTGTTGAATCACAAAACAGCGAGTTTGAATACTACGATCGTATTGGATCTGTTGATGCGGTAGAAGTTACTTCTAGACATTCTGACACTCCTCTAATCTCAACTCCTCATGATAGAAGACAAATATCATTAAGAGATTTTGATTGGGCGGATATGATAGATAGAACTGACAGAATAAGACTTCTTATTGACCCAGCATCTCCATACGCACAAAACGCCGCTTGGGCACTTGGCAGAAAAATGGATGATATTATCATCGAAGCAGCATTTGGAACAGCTAAATCAGGTAAAACTGGTGGAACTTCAGTTTCTCATGATGCAGCAAGCCAAATCGCTGTGAACTACGTAGAGTCAGGAGGTGCGACTAACTCGGGCCTTACAATTGGTAAACTTAGAAAAGCGAAACAGTTATTGGACGCGAATGAGACTGATCCTTCAGATCCAAGATACATTATCGTAACTTCTAAGCAAGTCACTGATCTGTTACAAACTACTGAAGTAACTAGCTCTGATTTTAACTCAATCAAAGCTCTTGTTGCT